TGACGGAAATAAATTAAATTTATATTATTCACGAAGAATTCAGGATGGAGGTGCTTATACTAATGCAGTTAATGTACCCTATCGATTTGCACCTTGTATGACAGCGGGATTAGCATTTTATTTATCCCAAAAAAATGTACCCCAAAGATCACAAGAATTAAAACTTTATTATGAGGATGAACTGGCTAGAGCTGTAAAAGAAGATGGTGATATTACCAGCACTTATATTGCTCCTAAGGTTTATTATCCTAACGCTTAATTATGACAACATTTTCTTCCGGTAAACATGCACTGGCTATTTCAGATAGATCTGGATTAGCTTTTCCTTATTTAGAAATGGTAAGGGAATGGAATGGGGCATGGGTTCATTTTTCAGAATTCGAGCCTAAACAACCTCAATTACAACCTAAACCTACAAGTGCGGATCCTCAAGCTTTACAAAGAGCAAGACCCTCACGAGTAGCTTTACCAACACCTGCTGTTTTAAACAATAATCCTTTTACTACAGAAGTAGGGACCACAGTTATTGTAACAGAAAATAGACATCAACGATCCACTAATGACGCTGTGAGATTTTATCAAGTTAAAAATCCTGTGGGAGGTGTAGCCATTTCTACATTTGAACTCAGTACTACTTTAGCTACGACTATTACAGCTACGGATACTTCTATTGTATTAACCGATGGTTCGGAATTTCCTACCTCAGGATATATTGTCATTGAGGCAACTGCCACAACAGATACAGATTCTTTACAATATGGAAAAATTACCAGTGAAACTATTCAATATACTGGCCGAAGTACCAATACTTTAACTGGTTGTACTCGAGGAACTGCAGCTCCTTCTTATGGAGAGACTCCGGTTTCAACAACAGCAGCAGCCCATACTTCAGGGGCAAAAATTTATGGATCGTATATCATAACTAAGATTGACAGTACTATTCCTTATGCAGGTGAGCCCTCAACGTTACCTGTTAGTAATAGTTTTAGTTTTACTTTAGCCAACGCAGCCACTAGTATAGCAACAGGAGGAGGTTTTTTCGTTTTCGGTGGACCCGTAAACGATAGATCATAATGATTAAATTTATTAAAAAATTATTTGGACTAACTTCTACTACTCTCCCAGAAAATGTAGGAGAAAAAATAGAGAAGCCAACTCACTGCACTGTTCATAAAAGATTTATGAAAAGTTGTTCGAGTTGTATAACTATTGTAAAAAGGGGGTATAGATAATTATGGCTGCATATACACTCTCAGCATTAGAAGCTGATATTAGAAGTTATACTGAAGTAGACAGTAATGTTTTTACTGGTGCTCTTCTAGGCAGATTTATAGGAAATGCAGAAAATAGAATTTTATACGATCTTCCTATGGATTCCGATAGAAAATCAGCCACAGGAAATTTTGTGGTAGACAATAATACTATTAATGTTGACGCAGGAGCTTTGTTTGTTCGTGCTGTTGAAGTATTTGATTCTACCTCAGTGGTTACAGGAAATTCAGTTTTTTTACAGAAAAAAGATCAAACTTATTTAAGAGAATATGTAGCAAAATTAACAGGACCTTCAGGAGGTCTCACAGGTCAGGATGTTACTGGTCAACCCAAGTATTATGCAATGTTTGGAGGAGCCACAGGATTAACTGATTCTACTTCAGGAGGGCTTCTTTTAGCTCCTACTCCCGATACGACTTATGCTTTTAGGCTTTATTATAATGCACAACCTACGAGTCTAGTGACTAATACCTCTGGAACTTATATCAGTAGATACTTTGCGACTGGCCTTTTATATGGCTGCTTAACAGAGGCTTTTGGATATTTAAAGGGACCTATGGATATGTTGACACTTTACGAAAACAAGTATAAACAAGAGGTACAAAAGTTTGCAGGAGTGCAACTTGGAAGACGAAGACGAGACGATTACACTGATGGTACAGTTCGTATCCCAGTTAAATCACCGTCACCATAATTTAGGAGATAAAGATGGCAATAAGCTCGAAAATAAGTAATAGTTTCAAAGTAGAAATTTTAACAGCAATACATGATTTTACTGCATCTAGCGGTGATACTTTTAATTTAGCTCTCTATACAAGTAGTGCTACTTTAGATGAAGATACAACAGCTTACTCAGCAACAAATGAAATTTCTAATACATCTGGAAGTGCTTATTCCGCAAAAGGAAAAGCTCTTACCAGTGTAACACCTGTTTTATCAAGTGATACAGCTGTTTGTGATTTTGCTAATATCTCATGGACATCTGCTTCATTCACAGCTAATGGTTGTTTAATTTTTAATGACTCAGCAACTGGGGATCCATCATGTTGTTCCATTGCATTCGGTGGAGACAAAACCGTTACGAGTGGAACATTCACGATTGAGTTTCCAGCAGCTTCTGCAGGCACAGCTATTATCGGTATAGCATAAGGAGTCCTTCCTTATGGCTAACACTTGGAATAAAGCCGGAACAACCTGGGGCTATAATTCCTGGCAATCCGACACCGTCACCGTTACATTAACCGGCGTATCAGCAACTTCATCAGTTGGAAGTGTTGAAGCTTATGCGACTTTAGGATGGGGTAGTGATTATTGGGGATATGAAAACTGGGGCGAATCAGCCATTACAGTTTCTCTTACAGGTGTTTCAGCAACTACAGCACTTGGAACTCCAACAATTACAGCTGAAGTAAATACAGGATGGGGTTCTGATGGTTGGGGTGTAGAGAATTGGGGATCATCTGGTTTAACTCTTACATTAACCGGAGTTTCAGCAACTGCAACATTAGGATCTCCTACACCAGGATGGGGAGAGCTTGCTTGGAATAATAGTGATTATGGTTGGGGCTATCCAGTCATTCCTGAACAACAAATGGGGCTTACAGGAGTCTCAGCAACTGCCGCAGTAGGCGCTCCTACAGTTACTCCAGAGACGATTGCATCACTGACAGGAGTTTCAGCTACTAGTTCTGTAGGTGCTATTATTATTGGAGAAGGAATTCCATTAACCGGAGTTTCAGCAACAGCGGCGGTGGGTTCTCCAACTATAGTTGGAGATTATACCGAATCATTAACAGGACTTTCAGCATTAGGCGCTGTAGGTGCTCCAAACGTTACATCTAATCCAACAGTTCAACCAACAGGAGTTTCAGCAACTTCTGCAGTAGGCGCTATTACTCCACCAGATCAAACAATGGGATTGACTGGAGTTTCAGCAACGGCATCGGTTGGAGCTATTACACCTGCAGATCAAGTCATGGGACTGACTGGAGTTTCTGCAACAATTACTTTAGGAATTGTTTCTCCTATACATTATAAAACTGACACAATTACTGGGTCCACGTCCTATACAGATGTTGACATCACTGGTTCAACATCATATACAGATGATACACACGCAGCTTAAGGAGAAAATATGGCATCAAATTACACAGGTTTAGGCGTTCAACTCATGACAACCGGCGAGAAGGCTGGTACGTGGGGGACTCTTACTAACACAAACTGGAATATCATGGAACAGATTTCTGGTGGTTACATTGTTCAAACACTTAATGCGGCAGGAGCAGGAGCTAACACAACTACTTTATCAGTATCCGATGGATCAACAGGTGCGACTCTTGCAAACAAAGTTATTATTTTAGGAGCAGAATCTGCTCAAGCAATTACAGGAAATAAAATTGTAACTATTCCTCTGGATGTTGAACAATTTTATTTAATTCAAAACAATACAAGTGGTGCATATACAGTTCAATTTAAATATGCGAGTGGTTCAGGCAGCACTGTTACATGGGGAACTACTGATAAAGGTTGGAAAATTCTTTACGCATCTGCTAATGATGGTACTAATCCAGATATAGCTGACACTGGTTTTGGAGCTGGAGACGTAACTCTTACAGGAACACAAACTTTAACAAACAAAACTTTAACTTCACCCGCTATTGGAACGTCTATTTTAGATACCAACGGACTTCAATTAGCTCTTGTAACAGCTACAGGATCTGCGGTGAACGAATTTACAATCGCGAATGCAGCGGCAGGTGCTGGACCTACTTTATCGGCAACAGGTGATGAATCTAATGTTGATATTAATTTAAACCCTAAAGGATCAGGAGTACTTAAATCAGCAACAGCTGCAGTTAAAATTGCAGGCACAGAAACGATGTGGATACCTGCAAATGCATTGTATCTTCCTACAACTAATCCCGCTGACGCGGCATCAGTTGAAACAACAGCAACTAGACCTGAATTAAAAGTTTTAGATTTTGATGCAAGTACAGCACAATATGCACAGTTTGCTATTGCAATGCCAAAATCATGGAATTTAGGAACAGTAACCTATCAAGTTTTTTGGAGTCCAAGTACTACGAATACGGGTAACTGTATTTTTGGTCTTCAAGGTGTCAGTTGTAGTGAAGGCGACACAGCCGATGTAGCTTTTGGAACAGCTGTAGAAGTCACAGATGCTGGAATCGGAACTGTAGAAGATGTACAAATGACTGCCGTGAGTGGTGCAGTCACAATTTCTGGTTCTCCCGCCGATGATGATCAAACATTTTTTCAACTTTATAGAGATGCAGCAGATGGTAGTGACTCCTTTACCGGTGAGGCACGAGTATTAGGAATTAAATTATTTTATACTACAGACGCGGCTAACGACGCATAACATTAGGAGGAAAGAAATATGTCTTTTGGATATCAAGTTTTAGGGTTTGGTTCCGGTGGCGCAGGAGGCGTTACCTACGATCTAAGAATGTTAGTTGTTGGCGGAGGTGCTGGCGGAGGTGGCGGAGGTATATCAGCTGGAGGTGCCGGTGGCGCAGGAGGATATAGAACTTCATCAGAGGCCGATATAGCTGCTTACATAGGTAATACAATTACAATCACTATCGGTGGTGGCGGAGCTACTTCTACAGCAGGCGCTGGTGGCGCAGGCACCGTTTCAACAGCATCAGGAACAGGAATTACAGATATAACTAGTCAAACTGGCGGCGG